GAATTTGGTAGTAGGAATAATTCCGACGATTAATATTAACTATAAAAACATAGGAGTAAAAAATGGCAAATACAAACGCCCCTGATGGATTTACCCCTGCGTATCATATGTATGGTGGTGTTATTCGTCCTGCAAGAATGAGAATTGCTAGTGGCACTTCAGCTTCAATATTTAGTGGAGATGTAGTCAACTTATCTAGTGGTTATGTTATTCAAGGCACGGCGACAGGCACACCAGTTGGCGTATTTTACGGGGTATTCTTTACAGCAACTGATGGTACACCTACGTTTTCTAAAGTGTGGACAGGCGGAACTGCAACACAAGGAACTAATGATGCAATAGCATTAGTATACAATGACCCTGGAATTGTATACGAAGCACAATTTACAGCGGGTACACCTGCAGTAAGCTTCATTGGTGATAAGTACACTCTTTCAACAACTGCAGGTAGCACAGTTACTGGCAGGTCAAAAGAAGGAGTTACAGCTACAACATCTAGTGGTGTAGCGTTGTGTGTAGGTTTTGCATTAAACCCTAGTAATGAAATAGGTGCTAATGCTAGAGCTTACTTTACGTTCCCAACAAACACTTTCGCAGTATAGTATAGGAGTAGATAATGGCAATTAACAGAGCACAACTTGTAAAAGAACTTGTTCCGGGCTTGCATGCTCTCTTTGGATTAGAATACGACAGCTACGAAAACCAACATGAAGAAATCTTCGACACAGAAAGTTCTGAAAGAGCTTTTGAAGAAGAAGTTATGCTTTCAGGTTTCGGCGAAGCACCTATTAAAGGTGAAGGAGCTGCTGTTGTTTATGATACTGCACAGGAATCGTTTACATCAAGATATACACACGAAACCATAGCCTTGGCTTTCGCATTGACTGAAGAAGCTATCGAAGATAATCTCTACGATACACTTTCTTCAAGATATACAAGAGCTTTAGCAAGGTCGATGAATACTACAAAGCAAGTTAAAGCAGCTAATGTTTTAAATAATGCTTTTAATTCATCATTTCCTGGAGGAGATGGAAAAGAGTTGTGTGCGACAGACCACCCTACTGTAGGCAACATTGATTTAAGAAATGAATTGTCAACAGCAGCGGACTTAAACGAAACTTCATTAGAGCAGTCATTGATTGATATCGCTGACTTCAAAGATGAAAGAGGTTTAAAAATCAACGCACAAGCAACTAAACTCATAATTCCACCAGCATTACAATTCGTAGCTGATAGACTTATGGAGTCTCCTGGACGTGTGCAAACATCAGATAATGATATCAACGCAATCAGAAACATGGGTATGGTCCCACAAGGTTACGTTGTTAATAACTATCTTACTGATACAGACGCATTCTTTATCAAAACAGATGTACCTAATGGCTTAAAACATTTTGTTAGAACACCAGTGCAAACAAGCATGGAAGGTGATTTCGAAACAGGTAATGTTAGATATAAAGCTAGAGAACGTTATAGTTTTGGTTTTAGTGATTGGAGAGGTATTTTTGGCTCTCCTGGAGCATAAACAAGCTAACTTGTTTTTTAAGGGGACTTCGGTCCCCTTTCTTTTTTGTTTCGAATAATATAGAATGACAAGAATCTAGGTAATATAAACAATCTATCGACTGACCTAGCAGACAAGCCAAGACGATAGATTTATTAAGGAGAACTTAATATGGCAAAGAGTACATTCTCAGGTCCCGTAAAATCTTTAGCGGGATTTATATCAGCAGGTAATGCAGCAGTTGTTAGTTTAACAGCAGACACTACATTAACAGTTGAGTCACACGCAGGTAAAATATTAACATGTAATGACGCTGATGGTAAATTTACCTTACCAAGTATTGTTACTACTGACCCTGGAGATAATAGCGACCCTAATCAATTAAATAATTTAGGTGCTTCTTTCTTCTTTGTAGTAGAAACTGCAGCTACAGATATGGATATTTTAACAGATGGAACTGATAAGTTCGTCGGTGGGCTTTATACTGGTAAAGATGACGCTACAGGTAAAACATTTATATCTGGTGCATCTAACGATGTTATCACTATGAACGGTTCTACTAAAGGTGGTCTTGCAGGTAGTATTGTAAAAGTAACTGCTATAGCATCTGCAAAATACGCAGTAGAAGGAATAATTTTAGGCTCAGGTACTATAGTTACACCATTTGCTGACGCATAATAGGAGGTCACTATGAGTTCATCAGATGTAAAAGCGTCTAAGGCTTTGACTGCAACTGGACAACTTCAAGGTTTTATTGGTAGTGGTGCAGGCACTGCAACTAATTTAGGACCTATTAGAATCCAATCAATACAAGCACAATCTAGTGCAGCTGATGGTGAAATTAAAATTTATGACGGTACTGGTGCTTCAGGCACTAAATTGTTAATACATTTTAAATTTGGTTCAGCAGCGAATGAAAGTTTCGACCACTATATACCTAATGATGGTGTAAAGTTTGGAACTGGTGCGTATGTTGTATTGGCTAATTGTGACTTTTTTGTAGCATACTATAATTAATATGGCTACTTCAGGTACAAGAGCTTTTTCAGTTAATGTAGCTAACGCAATCGAAGAGGCGTACGAACTTGCAGGTTTGGAAGCTCGTACGTCTTATGATGCAGTAACTGCAAGACGTTCTTTAAACATTATGTTTGCTGATTGGAATAATAGAGGCATACAGATGTGGGAAGTTGCTAAAATTGAACTTACATTAACAAAAGGCACTAATGAATATACTATAAATTCTTTTGATATAGATATATTAGATGCTTATATACAAAGAACTATAAATAATGTTATTACAGACCATAGCATAAGTCGTATGGATAGAAATGAATATGTTGGTATACCTAATAAATTAACTGAGGCTAGACCTACACAATACTGGTTAGAAAGATTGAGAACACCAGTAATTCATCTTTATCCAACACCAGAGAACTCAACTGACAAACTCATTTACTATGTGTGGAGAACTATAGAAGATATTGATGCGTCAGACCAAGATATAGATGTACCTAATAGATTTTTACCTTGTTTAACATCGGGATTAGCTTATTATTTGTGTCTTAAAAAGAATACACAAAAGTTACCCATATTAAAACAACAATACGAGCAAGACTTATTAAATGCTATTAAGTATGATGAAGATAGGTCACCACTTAAGATAGTTCCTAAAAGGCAATATATCTAATGTCTTACGCTTCCGGTAAATACGCATATTTTGTTTGTGATGTTTGTGGTTTTAGATATAAATACACAACTGCAAGAATGACATGGGATAATTCTAAAGTTTGTCATGAGTGTTATGAACCAAAACACCCACAGCTTGACCCACCACCGCTTACTGCTGATGCTGAAGCTTTACATCAACCAAGACCAGAAGTAGATTTACCACAAACACAGTTAGGTTTGGTTAAAACTACTAATCAAGCTGCTGCTGGAATGACTTTTCAAAGTGACCCTATAGGTAGTAAACTTGAAGGTACAAGAGCTGTCGCAGGATTAGGCAGTGTTACAGTGAGTATTACATAATGGCAGGATTTACATATAGCACCTTAAAAACAGCAATACAAGATTATTTAGATAATGATGAGACTACTTTTACTAATAATCTAAATAATTTTATACAAACAACAGAAGAAAGAATACTAAAAAACGTTCAACTACCAGTTTTTAGAAAGAATGTAGGGGGGACAATGACGTCAGGTAATACTTATTTATCGACTCCGACTGATTATTTATCAACTTTTAGTTTAGCTGTAAAAGACTCTAGTAATAATTTTTCTTATCTGCTTTTAAAACAAGTCTCTTTTATAAGAGATTACACACCACAAGAAGCAACAACAGGCAAACCCCTTTACTATGCACAGTTTGATGATAACACATTTATATTAGCACCAACACCGAATAGTAATTACAGTGTAGAACTACATTATTATTATCGACCTGCATCTTTGACTTCATTAGGAGATAGCGGACAAAGTTGGTTATCAGAAAATGCACCTAATGCTATGTTGTTTGGAAGTTTAGTAGAGGGTGCTGTTTTTATGAAATCTGACCCACAAACCGTAGCACTTTATGAAAGTAAGTTTCAAGAAGCACTTGCTACATTAAAGTTATTAGGTGAATATAAAAACGTTAGAGATGAAGCAAGAAACGACCAACCTAAATTAAATCCAGGAGGTATGAATGTTTAGTGTAGATGTAAAAACTAGCATGGGAGATGTAAACGTACAAACTACAAAAAATACAGGTTTAAGTCCAGAATACTGGACAGAAAGAATAATGGAGAGACTTATAAGCATAAGTGATAATGCTGACCCAATGGTAAAAGCACAAGCACAAGCATTTAAACACAATATGCAGCAAGTCGTTTTAT